CTTTGATGTACTTATCAAACGTTTTCTGTTTTGGTAAGAAATCTAAATATACTTTATAAACATCTCTAGCTGATAAGAATCCGATTGTGTATTTCTGTAATATATTTACAATTGGTAACAAACCCATATTCATACTCAACCATCTATTAATGATAAAAGGTGAGAAAGATTTCTTGTCCATATCGGATAGAGATGCCCAAGATTCTTTCTTCTCCTTTATACCACTCAGATGTTGAAAGATAGATTTAGCTTTCACAGTATTTTCTGATTTTTTAGCCATTAAGGTAATAATTCTTTAGGTAAAAATTGCTCTGATACATTACCACACTCTGCACATCTAACTACAGGAATAGGTAACATTGATTTCTGCCCATTAGGAGCTTGAACTGCAGGTACTATTTTATACATAGTTACTTCTTCAAAGAAGATACCATCACATTCTTCACATCTGATAGTATCCAACTTAGTTGGGTCTAATTTCATTTGTGCTTGAGGTGGTCCTTGCTTAGAACCACCCATTCCTACTACTTTACCTTTTGCCATAATTACTTACTTTCTTCTACAGATACTTTTCTGTATTCAGTTACTAATTTCTTAACTTCTCCAATAGCTTTTCTTGCTCTACCTTTAGCAGCTTTAGTTGTACCATTGTGTTCTGTTTCAAATTCTACAAATAATTCTTTTATTTGTTCGAATAATTCATTTGCTGTTGCCATAATTTACTTTTTTTATATTAATTATTGTTTTATATCGATTATTATTTCTAGCATCATCGCCATAATATTAATCTCTTTATCTACTACAGATGCATCTTTATACTGTCCATCTGCAATCTTCAGTATGGTGTTACCCACTTTTCCATTTGCGTAATCATCTACATTATCATACAGAAATCTGTAGAATGGTGTAAAATCTTTAACCTTTGAATCAGCTACAATCTTTCTAACAGATGTAAAGGTATCCTTTACACCCCCATCGGATTTAAGTAGTGTTAGTACTTCATCCATATAGTTTGCTTGAATCGTTGATGCTTTATCAATCATTAATTCACCCTTAATAACCTGTCGTTGTCCTGCGTTTAGAACTCTACGAATATCAGGATATCCACTATTTACTAATATTGCTAAATCACTCATTTCGTATTTAACTTCTTCAGCATCTAAGATATCTTTTAATCTCATAGCCACCTCTTTTTTAGATGGTGGTGTAATTCCAAATGTTTGACATCTACTTTGTATAGGGTCAATCACTTTCTCAACATAATTACACGTTAAAATAAAACGAGTAGTTTTTGAGAATGTTTCCATCAAATTACGAAGTGCTGCTTGTGCATTAGGTGTTAAGTAATCAGATTCATCTAATATAACCACTTTCCACTTACGGAATCCCATAGAAGATGCGAACCCTCTAATCTTATCCCTAACTGCATCTACTGAGTTTTCATCAGATGCGTTTATGTACATAACATCACAATCAATTTGATTTGTAATTATTTTAGCTAATGTGGTTTTACCCGTACCAGCTTGTCCATATAAGAGTAGATGAGGTACATCCTCATTCTCTATATAGATTTTTACTTTCTGTAAGATATGTTCATTACCAACATACCCTTCTAATGTATCGGGTCTGTACTTCTCAACCCACAATGTATTTTCTGTATTATTATTCATTATCTTCCGACTTCTTTTAAATAGTTATCTTTCATTTGTTCCCAACTCATACCAATAGCATCGATGTAAAATAAGTGCTCTGGTTTTAATCTACCTTCTGAATGTAGTTTAGTGTATCGTTTGATAGCTTTCTTCTTCCACCATCGATTAATATAATCAACACCTTCAGTAAACTTCTTCTTCATCACTAACTCATCCTCTTCAATCTCCTTACGAAGATATTCAGGCCCATTCTCATACATCATAGCGAGATATACACCTCTTTTAAATCCATGATGATACTCTGATTGTTTGATACCACATTCTTTGAATATCTGTCCAAGAATCTTTTGTTTGATACCACTCACAGGTCCACTTGCTACACCCATACTCTTACCATTACGGATTCTTTCATTCGTAATCGCAGTTTCGTACCACTCTGCTCTGTTTTCTTTAATCCATTGATGCCAAGGTTCATAGAACTTATCATCAGGTTTCAAAGATATTTTACCAGCGGATTCTCCGAGTGTTTTGAAATGTGGAATACCATTGTACTGAGAATGTATTCCATATAACGATGTTGTACCAACTGCGATTAGAGTTTGTCCATACTTTTCTTTCCAAAGGTTTCTAACTTCAGGAACAGTAGTCATCATCGCTACTAACTTACCACCTAAGAAATTATATCCTAATGGTTGAGTACATACGATTGTAGATGCTATTGTAGTATGATTCAGTTTTCCATCAACAAACTTATTATCCTTACTCCACCCAATATAGTTATCTCTAACTGCCATAGATGTTACATCGGATGCCAATGAAATCTGTCCTAAGAGTTTACCACTTTTCCTATCCTTAACATTAATCTTAACGTTACGACCTGGATTAGCAGTAAATCCCATAGTATGAATCATCTTTCTAACATAAGTCCATTTAGTAGATTCTTTGGGGTCATCTAAGATTTCAACATAAGGTTCTAACTCTTCAATCTCTTTGATAGTTTGTTCCAAATTATTAATATCCTTCGGCATCCATTGTGTATCATACAATTCGGATATCTGAGATTTATCTCTAATCATATTAGGTTCTTGCAACTCCACCCACTTTTTATAAAGTGTTTGTTCTTCAACAGTCATTGCTGCAAGGTAATCCATATTTTCGATTAATTCTCTTTTCTGAATATCGTAATCAAATACTGGCTTAGCCGGTTCTGTGTCCCAAAAATTCATATACTTACTTTATCTCTACTAAGTAATACTTAGATGTTAAATTATCTTTCTCAAATTGGATGTTTGCTAATCCCTGTGATGAAATCTGTAGAGATGCTGCTTTAGAACCTCTATTAGCATTTAGAATCTCTTTTAGATATTTAGCTGAGAATGAAATAGGTGAAACATCTCCATCACATTTACATTCTACTTTCATAGAAATTCTATTTGTGTTGATTGATGAGTATCCTAAGATAATCTCTCCTTTACCACCTTTACACTCAAATGTGAATGTATCAGATTCACTAAGTGCTCCTTTTGATTTGATAAACTTAGATGTAAAATCATCATCTAATGTGATTTGTACATTCATTGGTGGAACTGCTTTCAAATCTGGTACTACAGGAATAACAGATAAATCTGCTAACATATAATTTACAGATGTTCCCTTATCAGAAAACTTAATATAAGATTCTGTTGAATCAACATCCATTGATGATTCTAATACACCCAATAGTGCTTTAAGTTGTGATGTTGTATAAACACCAAACTCACCATTTGGAAATTCTCCTTCTTTCGAAGTTACTTCCCCAAGTAATGTTTTATCATCTGAGATAAAACTTACCTTCATTTCTGAATCAGATGATGTAATCTTCACCGATTCTACTTCACCACCGAGATTATATCGGTTAATGAACTGTTCAAGACTTGCTTTCTTCATAAATTTACTTTTATTAATTATTATTGTTACTAATATACAAAAATAATTTGGATTATCCTAACTATTTTTTCTTTTTCCAACCACCACCGGCTGCTTTATATTTCTTTGCTGCCCAACCATTAGCGTATGCTGATGGATAAACATCGAATTTCTTTTTTGCTTGTGCTTTATAATAAGACCATTTTGATGGGTCTGTTGGTACGTTTTCTTCTACAAATAGATTTATTTTTTCATCAATAGATACTGATTCTGAAAATAATCGTTTACCTGTACTATCTTCTATATGAACAACTGCATCTTTATGTTTGTGATAATTCTTTACTACATTAAATGCAGCAGGAACTGCTTCTGGTGTTTTGATGTTTAATACTTGCTTTATTACTTTACCATCCTTCAC